GTAACACAGAACAAGGTGAAGAACTAACTGAGTTTGAAAAAGCAATAAAAAGTGGTAATACATCTGGTGCAGTAGGAGCTGCAGGTAAAACAGTAGGGTCAAGTTCAAATAGTCAAAAAATATTTGCTGATGCTAGTAGAGAGGGGTTTCAAAAATATATCACAGAGGGTGGTATGGGCATGGATATAGATAGAAGAAAAACACCACAAGAAACTGGATTTCTACCAGAGCAAGGTCCTCCAGTTGCACCTGACTTTGGTGAGTCTGCTTATGTTGATGAGTTTATTGGAACACCTATAGAATCTGCAACTGTAGAACAGACAGAGGTTACACCAATTGAGCCTACATCTGGATTACAAACAAAAACTGATGAAGGAGATCCGTTTGCACCTATTGAACGTGCAAAACCTGCAGGAACAGGAACAGAACTAGACGAAACTGATGAGCAAAAAGAAGCAAGAGAAGAAAGACTAGGCAGAAGATTACCTAGAGATCAATTCTCTCCTGACTATGGTTTTGATAGAGTAGATCAAATAATGGCTCAACAAAAAAGAACAGACGATAAGAGAACACTTGGAGATAAAATTTTTGGACCTAAAAAGAAATTAGGAGTGGAGCAAAGTGATAAAGTGATACAAACTCCTGCTTATAAATCTGGTGATGATGATAGAGATGGTGGTGATTCATCTTCAGCTATAGATGATTTCTTTGGGAGTGACTTTGGTCAGCCATCTCAACCAACATATGTATCACAAACAGCAAAAGCTGCAGGATCTGCTAAAACAGGTTTAGGTGCATCAGCTAGTAGACCTCAAACACTTGGAGTATCTGCTCCTGCACCCACATATACATCTCCTAGTTACAGTGAGTTAACAGGTAATCCTTTCGGTAGGAGTAAAGGTGGTTTATCTAAAATGTATGTAGGTGGTGTACCCACTAAACCTATGAAGCCACAGAGACTAAAGAAAGGTGGTTTAGCTAAGATGAAAGTTAAACCCAAACGAATGAAGAAGGGTGGACTAGCTTCTAAAAAATAAGTTCACAATATGTTGGCTACCTAACTCCCCATCTAACATGGCATACAGTTAGCCCTAACGAAAGGTAAGTAATATGGCAGAAGCAGAAGTAATGGTGCAAGATGCAACACCAAAAAAAGTAATGGCATTGGCATCTCGTAAATATTCAAGAGATGATAAAATTAAAAAAGACGAAGAAGAATTAGATAAACTAATTGCAGAAAATAAAGGTGAGGTAAAGGAAGAAGCTCAAGAGCAAGAGCCTGAACCTACCACTGCAGAAGAGAAAACTTTTAAGAAACGCTATGGTGATCTTAGAAGACACTCTCAACAAAAAGAAGCTGATCTGCAGGAGCAGATAAATCAGTTAAGAGAACAGCTTGATAGTGCTACTAAAAAACAAATAGAGCTACCAAAGTCTGATGAGGACATTGAAGCATGGACAAAAAAGTATCCTGATGTAGCAGGTATAGTAGAAACTATAGCTATTAAAAAGTCCAAAGAGCAAGCACAAGAGCTTGAGTCTAGGATTCAAAAAATAAATGAGATGCAGGAATCAGCTACGAAGGAGAAAGCTGAAGTAGAATTATTAAAACTACATCCTGATTTTGTGGACATCCGTGAGGATGATGACTTTCATAACTGGGCTGAAGAGCAACCAAAGTGGGTGCAGAAAGCTTTATATGAAAATGATGATGACGCAATGTCTGCAGCCAGAGCTATTGATTTATACAAAGCTGATAGAAATATTGGCAAGAAAAAGACAAGCTCAAAGGATGCAGCATTAGCTACAAATCCAAAGTCAACACGTACAAAACCTCAGACTAACGAGGAGTCTACATATCTAAAGGAATCTCAAGTACAAAAAATGTCATCACAGGAGTATGAGAGAAGAGCAGATGAAGTCATGGAAGCCATACGAACTGGTAAGTTTGTCTATGATGTATCTGGTTCTGCTAGATAAAAAAGTTGACATTTAAATATTTATACATATAACTATGTATAATACTTAAAATGCACATATATAGCCCCTTTTGGATACCTATTGTGTGCATTACATCACAAACGACAATATGATGAGACTTACCTAGTTTAACAAGCCCAGTATGTACAACTGCACCTTGATCTAAATTAGCCCCTAATCAGTAATTGTAATTTGTATCTGTGACCTTGAAAAGTGAGGAGGACTAACTATGGCTTTTCAAACTGCGGCAGGACATGGAAATCTACCCAACGGTAATTTCAGTCCTATTATCTATTCCAAACAGGTACAGCTTGCTTTCCGTAAGTCATCTGTTGTGGAAGGTATCACAAATTCTGACTATTTTGGTGAGATTGCTCAGATGGGTGATACTGTTAAAATAATCAAAGAGCCAGAGATTACTGTAAAAGAGTATGCTCGTGGCACTACAATCACACCTCAGGACTTGGACGATGAGGACTTTTCTCTAGTCGTTGACAAAGCAAACTACTTTGCATTTAAAGTCGATGACATTGAGGAAGCTCACTCGCACATCAACTTCCAATCTTTAGCTACTGACAGAGCAGCTTACAGACTTTCAGATCAATACGATCAGGAAGTATTAGGCTACCTTTCAGGTTTCAAGCAGTCTGCACTACACGGAAGACCAGACACAGTAAACTCAACTGTATCAGGTTCTAAAGCTGTATCATCTGCTGCTTCAAACGAACTACTTGCAACTATGCAGGTAGATGCTGAAGACTTCAACGGTGGTTCTTCAGGCAACTCTATTGTTGTTCAGCCAAGAGGAATGGGCGATGGTGTTAATACCACTGCTGCTCATGCTACACCTCTAGCTGTTATCAACAGAATGGGGCGAAAGCTTGACCAACAGCATGTTGATAAAGAGGGAAGATGGCTTGTAATCGACCCAGTCTTTGCTGAATTGCTAAAAGATGAAGACTCCAGAATTATGAATGGTGACTTTGTTTCTTCAAAGGACGAACTCAAAAATGGTATGATCTTCAGCAACTTGCATGGCTTCAAAGTGTTTATGTCAAACAACCTACCTGAAGTCGGTAATGGTCCAACAGGAGCTACTTCTACAGGATCAAGCCACTTTGGTATAATCGTTGCAGGACATAGTTCAGCAGTAGCCACTGCAGAGCAAATCAACAAAACAGAGACATATCGTGACCCTGACAGCTTTGCTGACATCGTCAGAGGTATGCATCTCTATGGACGTAAAATATTACGACCTGAAGCACTTACTCGTGCTTTATATGTCTCAAAATTCTAAGGGAGGTAAATCATGGCTACAATTACAGCAACTCTTGCAAATACTCATGGTTCTTCTTCTCGTGGAAGACAACCATATTATGTGCAACAAATAGTTGACCTAACAGCTAACAGCATTAATCCTAATGGTGACGTAGTGCAGTGTCTCACTGTACCTGCTAACACCAAAATTATTGCTGCAGGTTTTCAGGTAACTACAAGTGCAACGCAAAATACTGGTACTGACGCAACAGCCATTCTTGGAACTGGTGCTGATGATAACGAGTATGTTGCAGCATTTGACATTGACGGTGCATCTGACGGAGCTTATGCTCCTAGTGCAACCGTTGCAGCCGATGTTGTGCTTGCTTCAGCCGATACTTTGGACTTAACATTAGCAGGAAGTGGAGCTTCATTTTCTGCAGGTAAGATCCGAGTATATGCTGTCCTACAGGACGTTAGTGACATCGGTGAGATGGAAGCTGACGAAGTGGCTAGGGATCAACTTGCATAAACTATAATCTAGGGGGCAGGTGAAAGCTTGCCCTCTATTTTAACATAAAGGAATAACAATGGCAGATACAGTCACATCACAAACAATACTCAATACACCTTACAGATTAGTTATGAAGTTCACCAACGTAAGTGACGGCACAGGAGAGAGTGCAGTTAACAAAGTAGATGTGAGTGCATTTACTGCAGGTGAAAAAGGTGCTACATGTACAGGAGTAACAATAGACAGAATATACTACACACTTGATGGAATGAAAGTACAAATACTCTGGGACGCATCTACAGATGTAGAAGCATACAAACTATTAGATACCACAGGAGACATAGACTTCTCCAGTTTTGGTGGATTACAAAACAATGCAGGATCTGGTAAGACAGGTGACATCATGTTTACAACTGTCGGACATTCTAACACGGATACATACAACATCATCCTAGATATGACAAAACAATCCTAAGAAAGGATATCAATGTCTGGTACATATCTAACACTTACTAATCAAACACTAGCAAGACTAAATGAAGTACAGCTAACTTCTACAACTTTTGGTTCTGCTAGAGGTATACAAACACAAGCAAAAAATGCTGTTAATGAATCTATAAGGTATATTAATCAGAAAGAATACAACTTTCCGTTTAATCATGCAACAGAGACTAAAACACTTACAGCAGGAACTGTTAGATATAGTTTACCTACATCAACTAAACATGTAGACTATAATACATTTAGATTGGTCAAGGATGAAGACCTAGCAACAAGTGGTGGCAAGCTATCTATTCTTCAGTACAATGACTACATAAATGCTTTTGTAACGCAAGAAGATGAAATAAATACAACCACACTAGACGGATCGCTAACAGATTCAGCAACCACAATAACTGTAGCGAGTACAACAGGCTTTGATAGTGCAGGCACATTGCACATAGGCAATGAAGAGGTTACGTATACAGGCACTTCTTCTACAACTTTTACAGGTGTTTCACGAGGAGCAAATAGTACAACAGCTTCTTCTCACAGTGACGGAGTGCAAGTGGCACAGTTTGACCAAGGAGGAGTTCCAAAAAATGTGGTTAGATCCCCTGACAACAATTATCTTTTACACCCTTATCCTAATAGGTCATATTCTCTAAAGTTTGACTATTACACTTTTCCAACAGATTTATCAGCACAGGATGACACAACAAGTATACCTGCACGTTTTGATGCCGTTATAGTAGATGGAGCTACAGCTTTTGTATATCAGTACAGAGGAGAGACTGCTCAATATCAGCTTAACTTTGCACGATATGAACAGGGCATAAAAAATATGCAGTCACTATTAGTAAACAAATATGAATATGTAAGATCAACATTCATACCTAGAACACCAAGTCAAGTATTAGATTTAAACCCTAGAGTAATTTAAATGAACAATAATATAATTGAAACAAACTTTGGTAAAAAAGTTGATCTACAAAGAATATCAGAAGGATGTGCGTCTTTAGTAACCAAGATGGGTGCTTTTTATGTCTTCTCTTTGCGAGTAGCAGGAGATGATGTTAGAGAATATTCCTTTACTAATCGTGATAGAGCTGTTTCCATGAGATCAGTTTTGGTAAGTCACCTTGCGCAGAAGATGTCACTGGAGACAAAGAAAAAAGTAATTTAGTATGCCTGATCTATCACAAACAGCACCTGCCACGTTTCCACTGATGGGTGGGTTAGTTTTAAACAAGTCTACATTTGCTATGCAACCCGGAGAAGCACTTGAGCTTGTAAATTTTGAGCCAGACATCAACGGTGGCTACAGACGTATAAACGGTTTTGCTAAATATAATACTAATATTGTACCTGTAACGAGTGCATCCACAGAAGAAGTCTTGCTTTCTTGTATATTTAATGATACAATAGTTGCAGCAAGAGGTCAAAAGATATTTACTGCATCAGCAGGAAGTGGATCTTGGACAGAAAGAGATAGTGGTAGAACAAGTGCAGGTGTCTATACCTTTGAACGATTTAACTTTGATGGTAACGACAAGCTAATAGTTGCAGACGGAAACAATGCACCAACAGTATTTAATACATCATTTGTAGCAACAGATGTTTCATCAGGTGGTGGTGGAGAAGTTAGCACTGCTGTAACAGGGGCAAAGTTTGTAGTAGCATTTAAAGATCACATGTTTTACGGTGGTATGGCTAGTAACAAACAAGAGGTTGTGTTTAGTGTACCATTTGATGAAGACAACTTTGCAACAGGCAGTGGAGCAGGTAGCTTCAAAGTAGACGATACAATAACAGGTCTAAAAGTTTTCCGTGAAGATTTGTTTATATTCTGTGAAGATAGAATATTTAAACTAACAGGAACGTCCTCTAGTAACTTTGCTGTAGCACCTGTAACTAGAAACATCGGATGTGTAAACGGACAGACAATACAGGAATTTGCAGGTGACTTAATATTCCTAGCACCAGATGGATTAAGAACTGTTGCAGGTACAGCAAGAATTGGTGACGTTGAACTTGGTACTATAAGCACTCCTGTGCAGTCTGTGTTTAACGACAACATCGCAAACGCTAGTGGATTTAGATCCCTAGTCATACCAAACAAGACGCAGTACAGAGTGTTCTTTACAAAGTCAGGCACAGTGCAATCTGCCACAGAGGGAGTAGCAACATCTCTAAGAGGACAAACATTTGAGTTTGCACAGCTAAAAGGAATACGACCTACATCTACAGACACTGTAACTACGGCAACAGAGACAATAGTTATACATGGTGGTGACGGTGGGTATGTGTACAGACAAGAATCAGGCAATGACTTTGACGGAACAGCAATAGGTGGTAAGTATAGAAGTCCTGATTTAAGTTTTGGTGACGCAGGAATACGTAAGCACATGCACCGTGTTCTTGTTAGTTACAAACCTGAAGCTGCAATAAGTGCAGATATGTTTTTAAGATATGATTATGAAGATCCAAATAGCCCAAGACCTGCAGCCTACTCTTTATCAGCAAGTGACATTGTGGCTGTGTATGGATCAGGAACATACGGAACTTCAACATACGGTGGACAGTCAGAGCCTTTATTAAGACAGTCAGTAGAGGGATCAGGATTTACCGTAGCACTCAGAGTGGACGATAATGGTGTAACAGCACCATATGCTTTGAGAGGATTTCAAATGGAATATCAAACAGGAGCTAGAAGATAAATGGGAGCAACATACACAAGACAGTCTACGTATAGTGACGGTGATGTTATCACGGCTGCCCATACTAATGACGAGTTTAATCAGTTATTAGCAGCCTTTCAAGCAAGCACTGGACATACACATGACGGTACTGCCAACGAAGGTGGTCCTATAACTAAAATGCTTGGTACATCTCTTACACTTGGAGATGGCACAGCAGGCACAGATATTACTGTAACCTTTGATGGTGAATCAAATGATGGTGTACTCAAGTGGATGGAAGACGAGGACTACTTTGAGTTCTCTGATGATATACTTATAGCATCTACAGAAAAGATACAGTTCCGTGACACAGCTATATCAATAAACTCAAGCACTGATGGACAGCTTGACCTTGTAGCAGATACAGAGATACAACTTG